TCCGTAGATAAAGCTGATAATAAATTATCTATTCTTATCTTTTTATTAACCGGATTCCCAATTGGATCATCTACTATGATTAATAAATCTTCGGAGGTAGGAGATTCATGGGTATTCAGTGCTGGAATTGATTTATCTGCCATTTATTTCTCAAAAATTTTCTGTTTCAAGTTCTTTCAGTTCAGGTACTTCAACGTCCACGGATTCGGCTGTCGTTAAAATATCATCGCAAGCACTAATTGCACCCGCGTAAGCTTGTATATTAGCTTTTATTTTCTCAATTTCTCGGAGCTGCACCGAAAGCCGATTTTCGAGCTCGGCTTTCGCTGCGACATGTTGATTGCGTTTTTCAACAATTGTGCTCACATTTATATTTTCAATATATTCCATAATTTAATTTAATATTTATGTTATGGTTAACGTTTGTGCTGTTAAACCTGAAAGTACCAACAAAGCAACTGTTGTTCCATCGGTTGTATCTTTCATTGTACCACTATTTAGTACGACATTAGATCCGCCTAATGTAAGAACATCGCCTGTTACGACTGTCTGAGCCGCAACTGAAAAGGTAAGTCTGTTTGTTCCTGTTCCTGATGCATATACAGCAACGTGTGGTCCACGACCAGAACCAGCTCCCTCGTTACCATTTGCAATGGAAACTGAAGGTGCTCCGGTAACTGTCACTCTTTCATCGTAAGTAACCTGAACGGATACTGCTTTTGATCCGCCTGTGATTGCTGCAGCAGTAAATCTCATTGATGTAATAGATGGTGCTGCAAGTGTTGTACCGAGACCGCCCATGGCAACTAAAATTTCGGGGGATGCTGAAGCGTTTTTACTCGCTTTAGTATTAATAGCCCACCCTTGATCAGTCGCAAAGACGTCTTGTTTGTTATATGTAGCACCTTCTGTAGTACCTATGTATTTTGGTTTTTGCGCCTGTGTACCGGCAGCTGCTTTTCCCCATAAAGGCATTATGTCTCCTTGTTTGTTTAAAATATTTATAACAACTTTTTAAATTCGCGTATAGAAATATTATCTATATTAGAAATCTCTTTATTAAAACATTGTTCTTCCTGAACATGTATAAAATCAACTTCAGGAAAATAATCAGTAAACATTACTTCAAAATTTTGAATCCACCCTGCTGCTTTCACCGGTAATGCATAACTAGGGGCATAGCAGTCTGTGTCTTTATATATATTGTTTACTTTTCCATTATTTATGTTAAAATCAAAACCCATTAAATAAACCTTGTCGGGTTTTTCATTCTCACAACACAACCAGGTTGCAAGAGGTCCTGAATCTAACAAAGGTATATGTTTAAAATCATCTACTACGTTTATCTTATCTTCTTCTGTTATCCATGTGAACCAATAGCAAGGATTTGTTTGTAAATCCATTGTATGTGTATCATCGTGAAAAACTCTACTAATTTCTTGGCCGTAATGAGCGAATTTAAAATCTGTTTTTTTATTCTCTATTACTTTTATTCCGGGCTCTAACGTTGACCGAAAAACAGGATACATATCAGGATCCAGTAACTGAAAATTCCTAAACCAACATTGATTTAATTTAGGATATTGTGATTCCACCAACTCATGTAACATTTTATTATCAATACATATAAGATTGGTTGGTGTCCAATCCCTATACATCGCATTGCATCCATATGTTGTATGATCTAATAACAAATTAAGGTCAAAATCTTTACGACTTTCACCATTCCCAATCACTATAAACATATTTGATTGTTATGCAGCCGAATTTTCCTTAGTTCCCATAGGCTCTGCTGGTTTGGGTGAAGCATATGTAAAATGCCCTGCTTTATCCCTAGTAATTGTTCCTGCTTCTGCCATATCGTCCAACAATTTTTGTACTTTTGCTGGGCTACATCTTAATGTTCTGGCAATAGTTGAAGCTGAGGCGGGTTCATCGGAAACAGCAAATTCAGCGCCAACTGGTTCACCATCAATACTAGCATAAGAACTTCGGAACAATTCTAAAACTTGATCTTGTAACGAAGTATCTTCATTTGTTTCAGATATTTTGTTCTTAAATTTTCGAACAAATGCTACTCCTGTACTTTCTTTCATTTTCTCCTGTTCTGGTTCCATTTTTATTTTATTATTAATTTTACCATTTTCTTTTACTTTGGATTCATCTTCATCATCTTCTTTCTTCATTGCTTTAGAAACTGCTTTCCTTTTTTTATGTAAAAATTTATCAGAATCATCTGCATCACCATCATTATCAATATCTTTATCTTTGCGATTTTTAAACTTCTTTTGAACAGCATCCGGTTGAACAGCATCTAATCCTTCGCCATCATCATCCTTATCATTCTTATTAGTTTCTTTAGTTATTATCGGTTCTACTGGTTGCCTCTTACCTAGAATTTCTTTGGCTTTTTCATAAGCTAATTTTTTAATTTTTTCTTTAAAAATTCTACGTCTGGCATCAATTCTTTCAGTGGTATGTTCTTCGTCTCCTTCAATCATTTGACCGACTGGTTCATAACTACCGGCCATGGCACCGAGAGCTGAACCAACAGCACCCATTACTTTTCCTTTTGTAGAGGTCGCCACAGCTTTTTTCATGGAAGGATCATCTGATAACCTTGCCTGAGCCAGTTTCTTTCTGGCTCTTTCTTTGCCTTCCGCATCCATTCTTTTCTGTTGGGCTTTATCTGCGGTTGATGCAGTGGCACCTCGTTGTTGATCGGCTTTAGTTTGAACTCCGGCAGTCTTTTGAGTTTGAGCGGCAGCTGAAGCTTTTTGATCTTTTACGGCTTTATCTGAAATTCGATCTGCATCTGATCTCACAGTCCGAACTCCGGCAGTTTTGACTGCTTGTGAGGGCCCGCGCGCGAGATCCTTTACGCCCCTCTTTACAGCGGATCCAATTTTTTTCAATAGGCCCGGTTTTTGTTTAGCTTTCAGTTCTACTGATCTTTCTTTCTCTGACTCAATATCATCTAAATTATCCTGATGTGTCTGCATTGCATCGTTTTTACGTACCAGTTTATCTTTTTTGTTTTGTGTTCTGCCAGCTGCCGTCATGAAGTTCGGTAATTCTGCTAACACTTCCTCATCTTCTAATTGATTTACAAAAGACGCGAATGAAGTTTGTTCATCTTCATTAAGAGAATTATACATTTCGATGACTTCGTCAACAACTCTTTCGGTTATATCTGAATCATCCGTAATCATTTGACCGCAAGCTTTTTCTAAATCTTCTAATTCACATTCATCTGCTAATTTTTGAACTTCGGGTGAAGGAGCATCAATTGTTCCCATTTTAGTAGCATAAGCAAGAGAAACTAATCTGCGCTCTGTATTTTTAATTAACCTCTCGCCAATTTCTCCCCATGTTAATTCATGATATTTTTTATACATCCCTTCAAGAATAAATTTATGAGAAGGAATTTCGCATTCATCATATTGCTCTGTTTTCATTTTTTTCATAACCGAATTAGCAACTTTTTGATCGGTCATTAATACCATCAAAACACTTTGTCGTGCTTCTTCTGACATCTTATCTAGATAAGGTGCTAATTTATCATAATCTTTTTTAGATACTAACGAAGCAGCTCCTTCGATTGAGAGTCTATCTTTTCCTCTAACGGCTTTGGCTAATTCTTTAATTTGTTTAGCTATTCCTTTTGATGTAGGTAATTCTTTTGATTCTATTTCCATTTCTAGATCACACCACCCACAATGTTCTTCAATATCATGATAATTATTAATTACCCTTTTAGCCCATTCCATATTTGTTACTGTATCTTGTTTCTTGGAAAAATCTGGCTCTTCTATTCCTTTAATCTTCTTCTTCAAATTGTCATCCCTGTAATCTTTTTTATTCTCGCTTTTTTTCTGCTTCAGTCTTTTTTCATCAACTGGCATCCAACTTTCTTTTTTAGCGTACCAGTCGTCCTTTCTCCTCTCTTGGTCGCTTTTTGGAGCCGGCAATGAAACTTTTTTCTTTACAGGTGCTTTTTTGTGCATTTGAGGATTTGCGTCTTTGTGAGCTGCATAAGCATCATCTCCTTTATACCAGGCAGCCTTGACATCATCTTGATAATCTTCCGATGCCTGAAATGCCGCGGCGAATTTATTGCCTTGTTTCTCTCTCTTTGCTGCCAACTCACCTTCTCTTTTCCTTGGTGTGGGGTTGTCGACAACCCTCTTCTTTTGTGCGTCTCTTGCGTCTGCTGCTTTATTATAGGCTGTGTTTCTTGCGCGTTGTAACAGTTCTTTCGAAACTTCGTTGACATCATTCTGCTTCTTTGACATCTGGGACATCGCCGTGTCGTGTGCTGCAGGATTGCTAGCAATAGAAAATTTCCTTACTCCGCCTTGCTGAGTTTGAAGTTGTTTTTTCTTTGCTGCCGCGGCTGCTTTTACTCGTGCTATAGCTGGATCCATTGCTTCATCTGCATCTACAGCCTTAGTAATTGCTTTTCTTTTCTTATGTAAAAACTTATCAGAATTGTCTTCATCTCCATCAGCGTCTATATCAACATGATCATCATCTGAACGATCTTTCCAATCTTGTTTAACTGCATCTTTGTCTACAGGAGCGAGTTTTTTCTCTCTGATCATTCTAACATCTTCTGCGGTTACCGCGCTCCATTTTGCGGGATAATATTTTGACCAGTCCATCAGTTGCTCCTACTTGCAATTATTTTCGAAAGAATTTTATTATGTCTTTCGGTTTGATTTAATCTTTTTTTATCTTGTTCGAGTTTAAACTCCTCTTCGGGAGTCAAATTCACAATATATTGTCTATATTTATCTGTTCCTAATTCTAACTGTCTACCTTCGGAAGTTCGATTCTTATTCCATTCTTTTAAACCGAGAAGTTTTTGCAATTTATTACTAACTGGATCTTTAAAGTCAACTTCATCTACAGGAAGAATATCTACCATTTCTTGTAAATATGTAAAATCTGTCTTATTAAAATCAACCATCCCGGACCCTTCATCTAATATTGTTATATAATCAGATGTCTTTTTAATAAGTCCTCTTAATGCTGAAAGTTCCCAAAGTTTTACTTTTTCCGTTATTAATTCATACCTTCCAAAAAATTCTTGACATTCTTTTAAACATCCTTTAATATAGGATATTTCTTGATAATTATATGGTAAAGATTTTATATAGTTAAATATTGTAGCGGCTCTCTTATCTACACAAAATGTCTCTCCTTCAAATTCAACATGTTCCATCCATAAACTCTCTTTAACATCATCATCGGGCATGGGTGGATACTTCACTGGACGCATTTTGGGCATATTAGCAGAAATAAAACTATCCGCGGCCTTTTTTTGTTGTTTTGGGGTTGTGGCCTTGTTTTTTCTTGGTGGTAAACTCTGCGGCCGTTTTATGCTCGTATTAAGCACTTCCGTAGTACTAAGTTTTTCTTTTATTTGTTTTTCCATTACACTGAGTTTCATTTGTTTTCTTAATAATTGATATAAACTTCTACTGTCTCTTTCACTTAAAGTATCGGGTAAACCCGTTTTAAACGCTTCGAAATCGCCGTCTATAGCGAGAGATCTTAATTTAGATGCAGACATACCAGTCGCATCATCAGCATCAGGATCTCTTTCTCCTGCACTTTCTATATCTATTTTTTTAAAATCATAAAAACCATGCGGCTTATCTTTAACGCCGTTATATTGAGTCAAGAGTTTTTTAAAGTCATTTATTCTATCACTTCCAACAACCATAATGATTTGTTTATATCCTTCATCGTGCAATAAAGAAGCAACTTTCAAAACATCTCCAGGCTGCTCCTTGGAATATTTAAAAATATTTTGGCCTCTTGGCTTAAACATTTTCTTCATCCATTTGACTTTATTTTTATAGTCTAATGGATTTTTTTTCGAATCTTGTGAGGAACTTAAAAAAACAAATGCATCGGCCCGACTTCGAGAAGCCGCTGTTACAATTTTATTAACTAAAATCTCATGCCCGGTTGTGGGCGGATTAAACCGTCCAAATGTAAATATAGCAGTTTTTAACGTTCCTTCACGTAATTCGATGAATGTTGTCATTTATCCTCTTTATCCTCTTCTCCGGGTCTTACAATTTTGTGTTCCGCTTCTTTTTGAACCATTGACATGTAGGTATTTTGAACAGATTTATTTGCGTTCTGTTCTGACATATCCCGAATTTGTTCCTTAGTATATTTAAACCCTTTAGACTTTTTATCTACAATTCTTTTTACAGAATTTGCTAGATCGGTATAATCATCGTTTGAGAAAGGGCTCTCTCCGAAATAATTATGTTTATCAGCCATTATATTCTTCTCCTAATTTATAATTTAAAAATCGAATTACCAGTTTTCGCGATCTACTCTTGCGTCCGATCCTTCTTCTATTGCATTAAGCATATCTTTTAGCATTGGAGGAACTCTTCCCAGTTTGTGTCCCCTGCCAAATTTTTCCATATACTCTTCATAAATCTGGGCTAATTTATTTTTGGGCCTCGCCGGTGCAGCCTCGATACATTCTCTCAAAGCGTCTGTTATTTTTACTGACCATTGAGAACCTTCTTTCAATGCTTCAGTTTCTTTTGTAAAAATGGGTCTCATTGAACTCCTAATCTCTGTAATCTATTAAAGCTGTTCTTAGTTTTCTTTTGTCTGGTCCAGTACCAATAATGGAATCACCAAAAGAGTCTCTGTCAACCCACAGTTTCTTTTTTGCTATAGCTTGCATGACTTTCTTTCCATCTCTACTATTATTTAGTCCATCTTCTGCAATGTTAAATGAAAATTCCTTATAAGTTCTCATTGGTCCCATTCCTTTTCTGCGGTGAAATTTATTCTACTAAATTCCATCCTGTTAACTAATTTTAAACCTTTTTGATTATCAAAAGTATCTATAGCAACAAAACCTTCTGGTTTAGTTACTCTATACCCTGAAGGGGTTTTTATAAAAGTATTTGTTATTCCTTTTACTTCTTCTAATTTTTCAACTATAAAAAGTTTGATATTATTTATTAATGATATTAATCGAAATATGATCTCTATTTGATCCATGGAACCATTTAAAGTTTTCATATATCCATCAACAGTCATTTGTTTTCTTTGCCTACCTCTTTCAGACTTTAACTTCCCAACTTCGTTCTGCATTTTATTCTCAATCCACTTAACACAATCTTTTGCCGATCTTTTATAGTTATCAACAAATTCACCTTCTCTAACTTTTGTGTTCATGAATGTTTTAATGTGCGTTCTAATAATATTATCTTTTGATATATTATCTAAAAATCTTCCATTAATTTTATTAAAATCTTTTCCTAATTCAGAAAGCATTCCGGTTACTTTGGTGGTATCTGCTTGAGTAAATGTTGCAGATCCACTTAAATCGGTAAAATCTGCATTTACGGCCCAAACATCCCTATGAGAAGACCATAAATTTATATCTGCTCCAAACTCTGCTTTAAGATCATTTAAATCATCCGCACCGGCTGTTTTATATGTTGTATGAAAAACAATCCCGACTTTGGCAGTAATAATTTTTTTAGCTAATTCAGTATTTAATGGTACAGCATATGTTATAGTGTTAGGAGTAAAAGTAACATACTTTTCTTTATCAATTGTTTTAATTTTTTTATCTTTATTATCTGTCCAAAGAACATCTCCGTGAAATATATTTCCTGGTATATTTAATTTGGGCAAATGTTCTAAAAGAGCAGACATTTTTGGATGTAAAGGTCCGCCACCAAAATGTTCATCTACATCTGATTGTGTAAAGCAAGGTTTCCTCATTGATTTATAATCAACGAAAAATTTTCCATTAGGATGAATTCCTGCTACCGCCGCCGGAGCGCCATCCCATTTAACTGTAACATTAACTGCTTCTTTATTATTTCCTGCTAACATATCTCTTAGCGATCTCAGAAAATTAATAGCACCTCTAGTACCATTAACTCCTCCATTCAACACCTCGTCTTCGAGATGTTCCATATGAAGATTCTTACCCGATGCTTCTACGAGAAACTGTTTATAAGATTTCATGATAAGTGCTTCTTAATTGCAACTGATAGTTCTGAGCGATTACCTGCGTTTGGTTTTCCTGATATAATATTGGGTAATTTGAGCCTCTTCCAATTCGTAAAATCAGAAAATGTTCTCAGTTTGCCGTCTTCCGGAGCTTTATCTCTCAAATAGGAATTTATAGTATCTTTTAAAGATGTATTCTTATCTGTTGCTTTCTTATATTTTTTCTCTGCACCTTTGGGATCATACCTATCGGCTGTTAAAGCATTCGCGAATACATCGCCCAGGATATCACCGTATCCTGATTCCCCTTTAACCAATTTTGCCGGTTCAAATTTTTCTACTTTTAATCTTGGTACAAAATTTCCATAACCGCCTTCTTTCCAATTTAAAGCCCAGTCATAATCAATCTTAACCTTGCCGGCAACATTAAGATAATCTATGCCAGTTTTAAATGCATATGCTTTTAAGTTTATTGGATTATAATATAAAATAATATCATGATTTTCTTTCTTTGCATATGCATTCATACCGTTCGCAACCCAAATATGCATAAACGTATTAGGCTCTGTCACGCACATATTACCTTCTATGTAAATAGCATCATCAAATTTAATTCCACCATCCATTCCTTGGCATGCAGTACACACTTTTTTCCACATATCCGCAATTTGAGTAACAGAGGCGCCATATTCGTGCAACCTTATTGATGCTTCATTCATTGCCGCTGAAAATTTTTCTTTCTTTATAACTCCACCGCCCCTAGATGAATCAACTACTCCCAATCCAACATTATCGGGAACTTTTTTGGAACGCGTTGTTTTTTTCCAAAAGTCATCAAAGACTTTCTTTCCATCTCTGAATCCATCTTTTTTACCAAATGCTGCACCACTGCCCTTTTTTGCTTCTGGATCATCCGATTCTAAATCTTTACCGCCTTTTTTTAATTCGATAACACCTGGTGTGCCGGCGACTCCACCTTCAAACCAAACATCACCTTTTCCATCTTTACCTTTACGCCCACTAGGATGGTTTAAAATTAAAAAAATCTCACCGCCACCCATATTTCTTTTATCTATTTGGGGTTCCCAATTAACAAACCAATTATAAAACGCTGAATTATTAATTATAGGATTAGAATCTATAATATATTCTTTGCTACCAATATTAGTTTCGCCTTCTAGAGCTTTAGTTACTATAGCTTTCGCATCAACTAATTTTCCGCCTATTAATTTGTTTATAAAATCTAACTTTTCTTCTACTTTTGCATTTATTTTAATAATTTTTGACATCAGAGCTTCTTTAGCCACTTCTACTTTACCTGTTGTCATGCCCCTATTATCAAATAATTGACTGATTCTCGCTTCCATATTGGGAACAAATACTGCTTCGTATGCTCTATCAATAGTCGCCTGAGGAGATTGCTTTAAAATTCTCAAAAGAGGAGCCAGTTCTGGAGCATTAAGATTTCTTAGATCTTTTTCCAGAAGAAGCTCTATTATATGTTCGGCAGATTCAGTCATAAAATTTTTATATGTTTTCATATTAATTTTTTCAGTGAAAAGATTTATATGTTTTCAAAGTGATTTCCCCTCCCAGGAACCTTTTGCCCATTTATCCATAGTCTTCTGAATATCTTTAGCTAGGGCTTTAACCGACTTAGCATCAGCTGAATCCATTTCAGCAGCATTACGAGCCCATCTCGCTATTCTATTTGCACGCGAAGCAACTTCTTCCATACTTTTCACTGCCAATTTACTTATAGCAGCTTCCTCTAGAACTTCCTTAACTGCTTCATGCAGGTCTTGAATTTTTTCCATGTTTTCCCTTCAAAATAGTAGTATAATCTTATTTATTGTTTTTAAGATACTCATATTTCTTTTCGGTAAGATGTATGAATTGTTTAAAAATATTTTGTTCTTTTATTGTAGAATATCTCATAAAAGCTTCACAACTTGTTTTTGGCTTATCGTGGAGATACATATCAAAGGCGAGTTCAGAACTATACGCATCTATTTCAAATGGGTTTGAAAAATAATCATCATATGCGGGTTGCGCGGTTTGTTGATCATCAAATTGTAAAGAATGTGTTAATTCATGAATGTAGGTGAGAGTAAATTGTTGTCTATATTTTTCCCAAGCAGATTCTGGCACAAATAATTGCTGTGTATATAATTCTGGTGATAAATTAATTGTTATTTCTAATTCTGATTCTGAAAAATGTTCTTCGGGAACATTAGCAGCTCCATCGAAAGTCATTTCATATAAAGCATGACCCAAATCTTTTCGTATATTAACATAGCAAGAAAATCCTAGTTCATCTTCTAATATTTCTTCCGTTCTATTAGCACATTCATGCCAAAGCTTAATATAACGATTTGTTTTTGTATTATATGAATTTTCAAATTCTTTAAAAGCTAAATCTATACATCCTAATGAATCTTTAATAAATTCTAATCCATTTGGAGTGGCGGCATCATTCATATTGAAAATTCCCGAAATCAGCTTTATTTCTGTGTCTATTATCGGTGGAGATATCAAACAATGGTTCATCATCTTGTCCGCTGTCCGATATATCTTCTTGAGCTTTTTGGTCGACATCATAAAGTCTCATTTTACTTCTATCTACTCCAATAATAAACTTTCTATAAGATGTAGGATCATTATATCTGTTTTTCAATTGTTTTACAAGCATTTGATTTAATTCTTCCATTTCTTCAGAAGATATAAGTGCGAACATAAAGTCAGCGGTTGCTGGTAAACCAAAACTCTCAGATGTATCTTCTAAACCAATATCTGTACTTGTAAACCCTGATCTGGTTGTTTGTGTTGCAGACATAATCGGAACATTATATTCTACAGCTAAGCCCCTTAATTCTTCAGCAATAGATTTAATATATGTGTATGAATTAACATTGGCTCCTGCCTTTATTCTAGAAGATGTACAAATGTTTAAATAATCTATGAATATTATATCGGGAACAAAATTACGTTTCAAGTTTAATTCACCTAATAAATTTTTAAAATGCATTGCGCCGGCAGATGCAGTAGGATATTCTTTAATAATTATTTTACCATTGGTTTTTCCTTTGAGTTTATCTATTTTCTTTTTATACATATCTCTAGGAATTTCTTCTAATTGACTCATAGGAATATCTAAAAGATTCGCATCAATTCTTTCAGCGATCCTTTCTTCCGCCATCTCCATGGTGATGTAAAGAACATTTTTATTAATAGAAAGACAACTAGCGGCTTGATGACACATGAATAAAGATTTACCAACTCCAGTTCCTGCTAAACAAATATTTAAAGTCTTCTTAGGTAAACCCCCTTTTGTAATTTTATTAAACAACTCGAGATCGAATTCAAGTTTTTCTTCTACTCTATGATAAAAATCAAATCTTTTGTCCGCGTCGTCAATAAAATCGTGTCCTACATGAGGATCAAAAGAAACAGCTAAAGCTTCTGATAAAACGGTGGGAATTGCTCCTTTAGATAAATGAGTCTTTTCATTACCTTCAAGAATTGCGATAGCATTCACTACAGCATTATATATTGCTTTATCTTGACAAAATGTTTCTGATTGTTCTAAAAGCCAGGGTGTGATGTCTTTAGAATCACTAGGCTTTTCTAAAGTATTAATTATTTCACTAGATTTAGTATATTCTGATTCATGTATACCATCTAATTGATCTAAATCTATTAATAAACTTTGTTTGGTTGGTAGGTCATTATGCTTTAAAATATATTCTTGAATTAATTTGAAAACTATTTTTTCCGGAGGATCTTCAAAATATTCAGATTTTACGTAAGGAACAACTTTCCTCGTAAAATTTTCATTATGTATTAAATGTGATAGTATCAGCTGTTCTATCCGTGGCATCATTTGTTTTTACTCCTTCCTTTTCACTCTCTTCTTTATATCTGTCCCATAATAATTTAACTAAAATTTCTCCAATCATATATTCAAATTCTACACCTTCTTCATCAGAATGTTCTACTCCCTGTAATTCTGGTGGAACAAGAATAACATCGTATTCATATTTCGCATTACTTTCTCCCATTTCATCCGGTGGAGCAACTTGAAACTTACCATATTTTATAACAGTTCCTTTAAAAGGGCCCGTGTTTAATTCAACACACATTTGAGAAACATCTTCGATATGTTCCGGATGAGGAACTAAATTAAAATAACTATTAATTCTATCGTAATCTTTTTTTGTTAATTCATTCATTCTTTTTACCAGCCCGTTATCTCTGTTCGATTATCTTCTAGAGGAATCCATTGCATTGTTTCTTCTTCGCCAGTCCACCTAGCAGATACTATTGGATAAGTTCCCCAGGCTCTTTCCACAGCAGCTTCTCCCCCTCGACATATTTTTTTTGTTCCATCTTCAAACGTTAATTCCACTACTTTAACTTTCTCTATTATCATATTATCAGTCGACATGTTGTTCTATTCCATGTTGATCTAACAAATCATGCATTCGTTGATGTTCGTCCGCCGTGTATTTGTAAAAAAGTACTCCGGTAACAAAACTTCCGATAACAATCCCTTGGACAAATCTATAAATTGTTTTTCTATTTTTGGCTTTTGTGTCTTCTTCCATTGATTTACCACGTTTATAACCATCATAAAATTTATAAAGGCCATAAGCAACAACAAATCCTCCTATAATCCAACTTATAGGATGGTTAACGGTGGCGACAAAACTGCCGCCAAATAGTACGGCAATAAAACCACTAATCCAGCATATAGGACACATATGTATACTCCTATCTTGCCTCTTTGGGTGCTGATTCTTCTTCTACAGCCAATTCTTCTATTTCCATTTCACCATATAAAAATTCTTTCCCAGCTGCAACGTCTAACTTGTCTAAAATTTCTTTAGTAAAATACTTGGTAGGATTTTTAAGCATGGTTTTTAGAAAAACCTTTTCTCCATCAGGCATTTCTAATCTGGTAGAAACTTTTTTAAAGATTCCATACTTCTCTGCTAATTCTGCTAATCCATAATATCTATTCAATCCTTCTTTAAAGGTAAGAAGAACATCTACCATTTTATGTTCTTTTGTGAGCCTAGATTTATAAGTTCTACAATGAACTATATTACCAATTACTTCAGTACCATCCTTTTCTTTCTTTTTAGATAGAAATACGATACTAGATGCGGCATAATGTAAGCCTGTTCCTCCACCCATAATTTTTTGAGGAAATAATGTTCCTATTTGATCGTATGTGTGATTAGTAACAACAAGAGGTACTTTAGCTTTACCACCTAATAAAGTTAAAACCCTAAATGTGCCTTTAACCATTTGTGCTCTGGTCATATCCCTGGTCTCTTTACCGTCACTAACATCTTCCATTTCTTTAGTAGTAGAAAGATTACCTAATGAATCTAAACATATCATCATTGGCGGACGAGACTTGATGGGTTCTTCTAAATGTTTTTCTAGAATTTTAGTTGCTTGTGTTCTGAATTCTTGAACCGTAGCAACAGGTAGGATAATCATTCGTTTAGAATCGATTCCTCTTGATTCTATCATATCTTTGGTTATGGCAGATTCACTTTCAAAATATATAACTCCACCAGTAGGATTATCTACGAGAAATTGTCTGACACAACCTAAAACGAAAAAAGTTTTGCCTGTTGAACTTTCTCCGGCAAATGCTGTAATTTTATTAGATGGTAATCCACCATAGATGCTACCAGACAATTGAGCATTTAAAATATACGATCCGGTATCAATAAAACTTTCTACATCGCCTGCTTCAACACCATCACTTACTACTGCGCCATATTCATTATTAGCTACTTGTAGCATTTCTCCAAAATAATCACTCATAAAACCTTTTTCAATTAATCATTATATTTTTCAAAAAAAGGGGGGCAATATTCGGCTCCCCCTTTTGCATGCAAAGTGGCGCACACCTAAGCCCAACGCCGAAGCAGGGACAGCAGGATGGCTACGCCTCGGGGTTTAACCCAAGTCTGCCGATGCGCCACAATTTCTAGTTATGACTTGGAATAAATTCCCCAGAGTACCCATATCGCAATTAAACCGACAAAACCTTCTTGTCCTAATTGTTTTACAAGTGCTACAACAGAACCCACGATATCAATTCCGATAAACGGTAAAGCTGCACCAAAAATAATCTGAAGAACTACGCCAAGAGCAATAACTGCTAAACCAAGTTCAGTGATGGAACGAATCCATCCAAGTACTTTATCTACCATATATTGTTCTCCTTTTATTTTATATTATTCTCTCACCACGGTTAAACATAATTTCTGGTAACTCAGCTCATTCCGAACTACCTTACTATGCATATTTATCAAATTCTCTATACTAAAAAAGCTTCTAGAGAACTTGTTTTTTCAGGAGACCATCCAATGACTTTTAATATTTCATTCAAGGGTCCCCTAAAAGACTTTTCAAATTGTTTATCATAATCAATATAATCATGAAGCCCGAACTCTTCAGGCAAGCCTTCCATCATGGCTATGACACCATCTCTAATAGGATTAGGCTGTTTCAAATAAATAAATTTAATCTTTTCCCCCTCTTGAATAAGAGGATACTTATTTTGCAATTTATTTTGTTTCAGAAAATGATTATACAAGCGTGTTGCTTTTACATGAACGGGTGTTCCTTTAGCATACAATTTTGTACCACCATTATATTTTTCAATTCCCTTAACTGATCTGGGGAATGCAATATTTTCAATAGGTTCTTTTTCGAACTGTTCTCTAAAATCTGCAATGAACTTCTGTATAGCTTCTTCATCGTGATTGATGATAATATCAAAAGACTTTTTTAATTTATCTCTACAAGATGTGGGAGTTGATGATTTGACAGATTCAATTCCCATAACCTTGATTCGTGGGTTCGCATATCTAACTCCTTCGTTATCATGAACATTAAGAATATAATGTTTCTTTCCCGTCCAAATACCTTTATCAGCAATACACTCTCTTTTCATAAACATCTTCTGACCGTAAGCATTCATATAGCTTGCAAGTTCTGAATATCCGCTATCAATTACTCCTTGAAGTTTTTCCTCACATACTTTATCTAAAAAATTTATTACTTTAGTTGTATCCGGATTTTCAGGAAATACTTTTTGAACTAATGCATCTAATGTAATATAGAGGGAATCAGTGTCTGATGCCAATACATAATCAACCTCTTCTGTTTCTAAAATTTTGTTGAGATAATTATTGACCACAGTTTCTGCCCAGCGAATACTGAGCTGTCCTCCCAATGTAATAGCTTCTGATATTCTCAAATCAAAAAATCTAAAATACGGATTTCCAAAAGCACCGTAAACACTATTAAGCATTAATTTCATAGCGGTTTGTTTATTACCAAATGAATCTGCTTCCTTTTTTAATTTTTCTATCTCGATTGGATCTTTTTCTTTTTCTAATTTTTTCTTAGCCGCGATTTCCTTCTTTTTAAAGATAACTCTATTATCATATTTTTCCTGCATTATTCTTGGTAAGAATCCTTGTTCATCTTTTTTGAACCCTTGTCCGTTAGGAGCAATGATAATATCTTTATCATAATATTTGTTTAAATCAACTTGCTTATTTAATAAAGAATCAACCCGACATGTCTCTGTAACGCCCGTTAAAATAGTATCAGGGCTAACATTGTATTGCATAATTAAATGAGGATATAGACTATTTAAATCAAAGCTGACAACCCAATTATGTAGGCCCGCTTGTACTTCTTTTACATATGCTCCAACATATGCGGCATTTTTTATATTATCTTTCTTGGGTGGAACTATTATATTTCTATTCATTAAATCATTCGCAAGAATAACTTCCCACATCATCACCATTCCAAATGTGTCTTGATAGTTTACCTTTGCTTCATATGCCAAAGCAACCACCATTTCTATCAATTTTTTCTTTTCCTCTAATCGTTCTACGAGCTGCGCATCTTTAATATTATAATCGATAAACAGCTGAAAATTTTCTTTATATAATGTATAAAGATTTCCATATTCCTCAAACGATAATTTTCTTTCTCCTAATTCAATAGAAGCAATATAATCTAACCTATAACTTTCCGCTGGAGGAGAATTCCTTCTATAAACATCAATATAATCAATAACAGCAATGCCGATGAGATCATGAAAGATTGTTTCTCTGCCTCTAAAATTTGTTGTTCTTTCATTAACTATTCTCCATGGAGATAATCTCTTAACATTCTTTTTATCAAATAATCTAGAAATCCTATTAACTAAATATGGGATATCAAAGCCTTGAATATTCCACCCTGTAATAATATCAGGTGCCAACTTTTCCCAAAAAGAAAGAAATTCTTGAACTAAATGATTTTCATCGGCGCAGTGAAAATATTCAACATCTGGATTAGTATTATTATATTCACCACATCCAAATACAAAATATTTTCCTTTTGCTCCAACAGTAACTGCTTGTATTTCTTCTGAGGCAGAAATTGGATCCGGAAAACCATGTTCTGAACCAACCTCAATATCAATACTCGCAACTATGAGTTGTGAAAAATCATAATCAATACCTTTGTCTTTGGGAAACTCTTCGTAAATATAATTATATCTCCAAGCAGTCATTCCATAAATCTGAAAATTTTCTACTCCATCATATTTTCGAATAAATTCTCTTGTTTCTTTAATTGTACCGGGCTTAATAGGAGATAATGATTTTCCATCAATAGTTGAATATTTTGATTTTTCGTTGGAAGGAATAAAAACTGTGGGGTGATATTCAATGCGATCATCAAAACGTTGGCCGTTTTCATAACCCCTAACTAAAACATGATCACCGATTTGGTGTACGTTTGTATAAAATTTCATTTATCAAAATAATTATATTCCACTTTGTGTCCATAAGATTTTAATTTCTTATAACACCATAATATATGATCATCAACCCAACTTCTTTTAGTCTTATATGCCCCAATTAAATATAGAAATTGGAGATATACCAAAAGAGGAAATATTAATAATCGGTTCATTGAATCAGCCCATTTTTATATACTGTTTTTCCTTTTACTCTCAGAGCTGTATTAATTTTTCCGCGATTCTGACCATTTGTTTTAAAAGAGCAGTGGACCCATCCGCTACTAGGTTGACCTTGAGTATAAAATTCTAAAATTAATTGATCAAATTCTAAATTTTCTTTAATCCAGCACGCTAATTTATAATTACCTATTCTGGAACTTTCAAAATCAGCTGCTTCTCCCCAACAATGTTGACTAGTTTTAGATCCGCCGACTGCCTTATTCAGAGCCAATCCTCTATAACCACTATTAACTCGAAGTGGTCCAACTTCATTTCTTACCGGTTGTAAAATATGATTTGCAACGTTAGTAAGGTTAACTAAAATTTGTGCGGTATCAGGCATATTGGATATTCCCAATCTAGCCGCCGTTGAACTTTTCACAAGTTCGGGAAGAGTAAAATTTTGTGCTACTCTAATATCTTCATCTGTATTTAATAAATCTATCACTGTATAATCCTAAAAGAGGGTTTGTTATGACCACATTTCTATATAACATATTTATAACGCCCCCTCCTGTATAATTTACGAAAAATAAATTATTTAGTTACAATTGGGATCCGTCTAGATTTCTTATCCTCAGGAACAATTCTTTCTAAGGTGATAATTAACATTCCACTGGTCATAACCGCGTCGTTAACTATCATATCATCAGTTAAAGTCCAAGATCTTTTAAATGAGCGCTTAGCAATACCTTGATGAATATAAGATTCATCGGTTTTCTCTGTTTCACTGCTGACAGTTAATACCCGATCCTCAACATGCACCATAATATCTTTTTCGCTGAGTCCTGCAACTGCTAACTCTATTATATAGTGTTCTCCATCTCTTTTCAAGTTATAAGGTGGATAACCAGAAGATTGGTTTTGTTGATTACACTCGAAAAGTCTATCAAACATTGTTTCAAATCCAACGGATAATCCTAATGCTTGTTCAAATTGTTTGTGGGTGGGGAATACAGAAAGTGCGTTAGTCGTTAACATATGTCCTCCTTCTTTAAGCAAAGACGTTTAGTAAAACATTAAGAACCCTTACGCAAGCAATTCCTAATGATATGAAAAGAAAAGGTCAAGAATTAATCTCTCCAACCTTCTCCGGCTATTAAATGCCCAAATCTGTGTTTGAGCACTATCCATATTAAATATAATATGGAATTGGCACTATACACTCCGACCTCGTCGAATTCAATAGTACCTTTTTCGGGATCAGTTAAAACTTCTTCGTATACTTCTAAGTCGTAACTGTGCCCTAAAACTTTAAATTTACTCATTTGCCAGTACTCCCAAAACCACCTGTTCGGCTGGTTTTTTGTTTAGGAGGTGAGCTAATTTCTTCAATATTATATTGTTGTAATCTCACAAGTTCGCCCTGAGCAATTCTATCATTGTTATTTATAACAATTGATTGAACGTCTGATAAGTTTATTACAGGAATCATTAGCGGATCGATATAATCAAAATCGATCACTCCTTCACAATTAATAAAACTCATACCTTGTTTAATCGCTGTACCAGATCTTGGATGTATTCTTACTGAATATCCCGATGGAATATCTAAAATTATCCCTGTAGGAACTAGGACTCTTTGAAAAGGATGTATTACTATATTCTTATCATGTCTTTCAATAAATTTTTTCCTATCGTCATTCCAAAATTTACATCCTATTTCAGGAGTATAATATGCATGTATATCAAAACATGCGGAGCCTCGTGTTGAAAATGTTGGAAGGGTTACGTCGGGATATAATTTATGAGCTTTCAGACTTAGTGTCGTCATTTTTTTTATTACCTATATTATATTTCGCAACTAGTTCCCATTCATCTTTTTTCTTAAAAGATATAATCTTTAATTGATTAATTGGAACTATGTTATCTTCATCGATTTCATCATTATTAACTTTTTGTACCAGATCCCATTCGGCTAATAAATTTACTATTGTATTTCGCCTCGCGGCGTCATTATCCGAAAAATTGGAAGGTTTACCGTCCAACATAAACAATTCTTTAAAATGTACAATATAATATCTAGCTTGCTTATGAAGAATATGACAAGATTGATATAAAGTCTTATCCTTCTTAGATGCTACACCTATTCTCGTTAATGTTTCTTTTACTTTTAAAAAATCGTCGGGTTGCTTTAACTTAATTTCAACGAGAGAATCTATCTCTGCGCTCATTGTTCTCCTTCAAACCACCTGTAAATAATTCTTGCCTAAGAGTATTCAGATCCTCATCACTGAAGATATCTACAACCTCTCTTGCTTTTTGAAGGCTGTATCCATAATATTCAACAATTAAATCTATGGCTTCATACTTCTCAGCTTTCAACCATCGACCAAATCTATTCTTGGGTCTGATAATATTTAGCAAATAGTGGTATTGAAGTTTATTATCCAGATGAGTTCTGGTATTCATTTCATTGGCTTGAAGGATAGTATCGAAATTAAAGCTTAAAGATCGATTTACCAGAAACGCTTTATATTGTCCTTCTAATTGATTATCATAGTCGTCACTTAGTATATCTTTTTTCTTATAATTAATATCATTTACAAAATCAAACGGATTTATTGCCATTGGCCTTCTATCATGATCTCAATTAAACATGCTGTAAGATTTATGTCTTGATCGGCAGCGAATGCACTCTTATATTGATAATCTGCCAATAAAAGAATTATTGGTGGTAATCCTGCTGGCGTCAAATGGTCATGCAAATTATCATATAACTTTCTATATACTGTTCTAGCATCTGTATGACTTGTATCAACAACCCATTTACGAACCTTTGTAAAGTTCTTTTCCTTTAATGCATTAATAAGAGCGTTAAAATCAGAATCGGAAAGTAAACTAAGGATACCGCTATCAATACTTCCGCTGGTGCTATATCGTTGTAATTCATTTAGAGTTCTTCTAAAATCAGGATAATATTTCATAATAAGTTCAACAATAACCTTTTCGTTGAACTTTACATTATTTTCATTAAGAATTACTTTAATCCTATCTAATAACTGCTGTGCTATTTTAGGAGATTCTTTTTTATCTACCTTAAATTCAACTACCGAACATCGAGAATGAATAGGATCGATAATTCTATTAAGATAATTACAAGTAAAAATGAAACTACAGTTATCTGCAAATCTTTCAATAAATCCTCTCATTGCGGGCTGAGTAGATTGAGGATTTAAATAATCAGCTTCATCTATAATAACGACTTTACGACCACCAATTAAAGAAACGCTACTACAATAATTTTCTAACTTAACTCTTAATAAATCAATACCGGATTCTTGAGAACCATTAATAACCAAATAGTCTAAGCCAATCTCTTTACACATTGCTTTCGCAATTGTGGTTTTACCCATGCCGGGACCACCGCATAAAAGAAGATTTGGTATATTGCCTGTAGTCACATAAGATTCAAACGGTTCTTTCAAATGATCTGGTAGAATACATTCCGATACTGTTTGAGGCCTATAAGCTTCAACCCATAATATATTTTTTGTCATAATTTCAAGATGTTTGTTCAGTTGCAATCCAATATTCTAGATCTCGATCTATATTTTTAAAATGCCCTAATCCTTTGTCTGATATCTTAACATCATAAGACCCCCTCATAAGTTTAAGATTTTCTATTTTAAAAATCATTTTGAAATTAGAAGTTGAAACTCCTAATTCAACTGCATAACTATCAATAGATGTTTTAGCTTCTATTGCTTGTATTTTAAGTTTCCCGTCATTTGCTACAACTGCAATTTCTGGGAGACTCATTACCGCTGCTGCTCTCATTATGGAACTAAGATATTTTTCTTCTAATCTAAAAACAGCTTCTTCAGACGGTAAATTTATATCTTTTGCTAGGATCTTTCTCTCGTTTTCAAATAAACTCATATTTGCAAATTGATATTCAGCTACGGAATCACCTGCGACGAAATTATTAGCGTCAACACTTGATTGTATTTTTATTGATTTTTCACTGAAATCAAATTGAGGTTCTGCAAATAATGAAAGAACTCCTAAAAATTTATTCAAATCATATATAGCAAAATCCTGAGGAAAGCTTTGACCAAGTTTAGCCTTTGCTAAAACGTTTGTTTGTTCACTAACTGTCTTTATCGTATCTCCTGCTTCAATAATCAAGCTCTGATTAATCTCAGCGAAGTTTTTTAATGTTTCAATAGTATCATTATGTATAATCATTATATTTCCTATAGGTGATTAGGACTCTCCGTATGATCAGGTTTGTCCTTCTTTTTAGAATCCTTCCGTTTTTCTTTGGCAAGAGCTCTTCTGTCTTTTCTGCTCATTCCTTTTGATTCTAATTTCTTTTTTCGGTCCTCAAGAAAAGGTCGACTTTCAGTATCATATCCATGGGCTGCGTATTCTAAGGCTCCCATATCAGGAAGATTACCATTAAACACATATGTTCCAATATGTTGTAATTTCATCCAAGGACATAGAAAGGTTTTAATTCCAATTTTATGTGCTAATTGACAGAACATATAATCTTCAGATAGATAACGATCTGAGTTTTCAGAATTTCCTTCGCCCATCCATTGATCATTATCAATAATGGTATCAAAAAAAGCATGAATATATCTGGAACCATCGAAATGGTCTGATCGATTATGATCGGGTTTATATCGAAATTTAGGATAAGCTTTTGCGAATTCATCTAACGCTTCTCTACGTATCATCATAAATCCTGTTCCTATTTCTAATGCTTCAACTGGCTCAGATAAAGATATTGTTTGAGTTCCACCAGTTGGATTGAAAACAAAATCTCCTGTAAACTTTTCAAGAAGCATAGGATTATCATCAGCTAAACCTTTATCAACAGCATTACGAACTTTTTCCCAAGCAATACACTTCTTAGGATATATTCCTCCAACAATTGGTTTAGTTTCATCACATAGAGCAGCTAATGTTAAAACATAATTCGGATCGAAACAAATATCTGCATCAATGAACATGAGATGAGTATAATCTGATCTCAAAAATTCATCGACACAATAATTTCGCGCTCTTGTAATTAGGGATTCGTTAAAAAGATAAAAGAACTTTAAATCTATTTGATATTTGGTAGCGGTGGTTGCTAAGTCGCAACAAGCTTTTGTATACATTCCACTACACATGCCCGCATACATTGGTGTAGCAACAAATATTTTTTTCTTTCTTAAATCTGCTATAGGTACTTCAATTTGCATCATTTCCTTTTTCTCATCATTAACAAAATACAAAAAACATTATCAACTATTTAATAATTATAGCTGATAATGTAAATAATGTCAAGGATTAAATTATTTTATTTTGTGAATAATGGTTATGTAGACAATCAATATGGCATATCTCCCGACGCTTCTGATTCACCTTCACCAGATGCTTCAGGTTCATCAGGAACTGCATTAGGGTCTACTTTAGTCCAGAGATCCATAAATCCTGTTTTGGTATCATCATCAAACCGGTTGATCGAAAATTCGATCGCTTTTTCTTTATTTTGAAATATCATATAAGAAGTAACAATGTTTATCAAACGACGAGTAGAAATAATTTCATCTATTCCCCCGTCAGCAAAGGTCCGGCGGATAACATCTGTCCACTGACAAAGATGATTAACAAAGTCTGAATCTACAACACCGTGGTTTTTAAGAATTCTAGAAACAATTTTCTTTTCAACGGCGGTAGGGGGATAATCTTGTTCGAATGTAATTGGAAAACGATCAAGAAAAGCTTCATTAAGAATGTTGGCTCCGATAAACCGGCCATCGTCATTACCCTTACCTTTTGTATTGGCAGTTGCGACAATGTTGAATCCAGCTTCAGGCTTTACAAGACGATTAATCTTTTTCAAGAAAATACTTCCGCCTTCAAGTACAGGTTGGAGACACATAATCTTATTAGATGCAAGATCAATTTCATCAAGAAGAAGCAGTGCGCCTCTTTCCATTGCGACAATAACTGGCCCGTCTTCCCAGATGGTTTCCCCGTCTTTTAAAATATAATGACCGAGAAGGTCATCTTCATCTGTTTCAATTGTAATATTGACACGAATTAATTCGCGCTTTGTACTAGCCGCGGCTTCAAAAACTTCCTTGGTTTTACCCATTCCGGACAAGCCGGTAATAAAAGAAGGCACGAACATTCCAGATTTAAATATCTGAACTAGTTCTTTGTAATATCCTGCTTTAATATAATTGGGATCTTTTTCTGGAACGAAAGAGATGTTTTCATCTACTTTCTTGATTGTGGTATCGTGCTGGACGATCTTCACATCTTTAAGCGCTTTCGGTTTGCGATATTTATCTCCCCATTTTGCTACAGGAGCTGTCATGTTCTTTCCATAATTTGCAATTGAAAACTGATTTCGACCTACTCTAAGTTTTCCCAGAAAATTCTGATTTGGTTCTGGATTACCACTTTCATCAGCTACTACATTTACTTGTGAACGATCTAAAATCGTTTGTACACCGTGCTTGGATTTCCAAGTTTCTACTAATTCTTCCTTATTCATCATATAACCTCTCTCGTTATTATTATTGTTTGTTTACCGCCATCCCACCCAACTCTTCGCTTCAGCAGTTGTCGCTGGTCTTTTTTTATTCTCTATATATATTATACCATTTATAGCGCAACATGGCAACATATTTGATTATCAATAATATCAATGTGTTCCTTATAACCAGTTGAAATTGTTGTAAAACAAACTTGCATTAAGCAACCATTTCCGCAAATCTTTGAAGCATTATCCTTTTTTCTAATTTTCCTTTCTGAAATTTTTTGAATGCCTTAGTCAAAGAAGCTGTTGAATTAACTTTATTAGTATCAATATTTATTTCATCCTCCATCAAAACGGAGGCATGTTGTTTGATTACATAAAGTTCATCATATCCATGATCATCTACGATCATGTATCCGTTTCGATTGTAATCCGATTTTCTATCTTGCCATTGGTTCCAACCGACCATGCGTCCTGCATCATCAGAAGAAGTTGTAAGAAAAAATCCTAAAACGTTTGAACCAGTCTTATATTTAAAATAATTTATAAAATTTTCTGTTTGACGAAATCCATGACAGGCGGTCCATTCAAAAACTTTTTTTGTTTCTTTATCAACCAACCTGATGTTAGAATCACGAGTTTCAATTCGTTCTGTAAAAAGTTCATCTCCGCTACCTTCTCTTGTCACGAAAGTTTTATGAGATGAATTAGATTCTCCGTCTGAAAGAATAATTGTGTTAACAATATCTAAATTATTTTCTCTTTGGAATCTTTTAACATTTACTGAACTTATCATGATTGCATCATTCAAAGGAGTTCCGCAAAGACGATGTAGCGGAAAATTAATCGCTCGTGCTATTGAATTCCATTCCCAAGATGTTCGACATCCTTTTTCCACCCCCCAAGTGTCAAAAATTAAAGAAGGGATTGTATCTTTCGGAATTTTGGTATTTCTACCAGTCATTTTATTTCTATAAATTACTTTATTTTTTCTTTCTTCTAACCAGTACGCATTTGCAAAATCTCTATCACATCGAAGTATGGATAAAAGAAGATTTTCACGTTGAGACTTAAATTCCCTACTGGACATTTTATTAGAAAATATTTCAATTAATTGAGTAGATTTATCTCCTATTGCCAAATCGCCTAATTGTTCTTTATAAGGATGCCCAAAAGTTTCTTTTTCTTTTCCTTCTTCATCAAAACTGTAATCAACAAAAGCATATGCCTCATGAGCGATATTACATTTCCTGCAGAAATCTATTAATTGAAATAATTGATTCAAAGTTGGAATCATTTTATCACTCATAGAACCTGACCAATCCATTAAAAAATAAAGTCCGTGACTCTTACCTTCAGGAACAATCGTAATTTTCTTAAAAATATTATCACAATATTTGTACTTATGAATATCTGAAAGAGATATGGCACCTGTGTTTGCAGTCATCGACCTTTTATATTCAGCTGCTTTCTTTTTCATTTCAAATTCTTTAACAAGATAATTAACAACTGGTTTATTTTCTTTATCAATATATTTCAAATATTCGCGGGCATATCCAAATGCTAATGATTCTTCTCTTTCGGCTTCTGCTTCTCTCTTCGTCTCTATCAAATAATTCCTGCGTTCATCTATTGCCTCCTGAGTTCTTTTTAAAAGTTCTTTATAATTAATAATCAAATTTTCACTTTTTAAATCAATTGTTGGTGAATTATAATATTTCAAATCTAGTGCATCTTCATGAACTAGCTGATCCTCATGTTCACGAAAATTCTGATCGGTTAAGGATTTCGGTTCATGTTTCCATTTCCACGGATCATCTTTATACCACTTATCATATCCTCCTGCTGTTCCGGCACCCAGCTTTTCTCCTTCTTCCTCTTTTTCTTCATCTGATTCAGACTGAGAAGATTCTTGATCTCCATCACCTTCTTCTTTTTGATCCTCTTCCTGATCTCCATCAGTTCCTTCATTATCACATTTATCTACCGGCTTGTCACAATCATCTTTCTCTGTTTCCTCTTTAGACTGATCCTGAAAATCTGTTTCATTAAATTCGTAATCACCTTCTTCATCATCACTATCTTCTTCATCTTCGTCTTCTTGATAATATTGATCCATAAAAGAATCATCTGGCTGTGTTTGTTGTTCTTGTTCGTTTTCTTCTGCATAGTCCCAAAGTTCCTTGGTCAGCTGTTCAACATCTTCCCAAGTCTCAAGTTCTGCCATCTTATCAACAAATGGTTTCTCTGCTTCGGTGAATTGAACATTCTCCAAGGGACCACCTTTAAAATGAATATTGAGTTTATCAATTAGTGAGGCAGAATTGATATCTATATTGTATTGCTTGAGCCCGAAAAAATCTCTATCATGTACCAAGACTTTATATCCCTTGCTCATCGCCTTTCCGGCACCTGCAAACTTTCTTTTGATTAATTTTTCGATCCTGGCATCTTCCACAACGTTCAGAAAACCTTTATAATTTGGTCCTTCTTTTGCAATAACCTTGTGCCAACCATTAGCTGGTGTATTTAAAGCGTGTCCGACTTCGTGACAAACAAACAAGTCATAAACCTCACCTTCCATCTCTTTGAGAATCGGTAAAATTAATGTTCTGCCTTTCGGGTCGAATCCGGCGGTTGGAACTTTAGCGTGGCGCACAGTAATATTTTCTGACGCCATGAGTTTTGCTAAAATTCCTTTTTGTTCTATTAATTCAGCCATGTTCCTCTTATACGATGTTAAATCTAGGATCTTCAGTTATATGATCTCCCTCTGCAAGACATGATTTGACCTGATACTTATCTCTAAAGATCTCCATCTTGTTAAAAGCATCATCAAAGCTTTCTGCCGTCAGATATAAAGGTGATACATATTCCATGGTATCCCAAGTACGCATCCATACCTGATACGTCTGATTTTTAGTCATGTGCTTTATTTCTTTGGTTGCTTTTGTATTTTTGATTGTGACTGCCATTATTTCTCTCTCATTTGGTTATGGGATTATTCCCTTTCTTTATTCTCTATATATATTATACCATTTATAGCGCAACATGTCAACATATTTGATTTCTTGTAATATCAAGAGGTTACTAGTACCTTATTGAAATTATTGATAATCTTTTATCATCAATGATTGCGACCGGTTACCTGTATCTCATTAAAATCGTTGATAATCTTTTTTGATAAATAATTGAATTGGAGAGAATATTTAATGAATTTTTTTGGAAAGGAACAAACTGACTAGCTTAATTATACCCGCAGATTTTGACAATGCCGTTACCCGTCTTCGTAATTTTTTTCATTCCCGTGGTTTTCTCGAAGTTCACACCCAAAACAGATTATCCATATTAGCTGCTTGCGAAGATCCTACAACTGTCGCAACATATAATTATAATGACATCATATGGCCTTTACCCCAAACCGGTCAAATGTGGTTGGAATACGAGCTATTAAATAATCCGGATTTAAAAGGTGTATTCTGTGTTTCAACATCTTATAGACAAGAACAGAATCCTGTCGAAGGCAGACATGAAGTTATATTTCCCATGTTTGAGTTTGAAGCACCTGGTGACTTTCAGGACTTACTTAATATGGAAAGAGATTTAATTTACCACTTAGGTTTCATACCTCCTGATCGCGTTGCCGAACCATTTCCTGAAAAAAGTTATGGTATGTGGTGTCAGGAATTTGATTGTGAAGAATTAGATCATGAGCACGAACAAATGATATCTGATTCTCATCCTTCCGGTGTTGGATTTATAACTCAATTTCCTTATCATACTTCCCCCTTTTGGAATATGAAAAAAGTAGGTGATCTTGCTAACAAATGTGATGTAATTATGGGTGGCATGGAAACTATCGGTTCCGCTGAAAGGTCTGCTGATCCGGAAGAGATGAGAGAACAGTTTCATACAATTTCCGATGGAGAATATGCTGAATTATTATTTAAATTATTCGGCGAAGCGCGAGTAGAAAAAGAATTGAAAGAATTCTTAAGTCATAAATTTTTTCCAAGATATGGTGGTGGAATAGGTCTTACCAGACTTATAAGTGCCCTGAATGTAAAATTCGAATTCTGATATAATAATACGTGATACTCTGGGGTGGCGAAACAGGAAGACGCGGTACGTTGTTAGCGTATTATCTTTGGTTTGATCGTATAATCTAGATCAAAGATGTGTTGGTTCGAACCCAACCCCCAGAGCCAATTGTAAAAATATATTTATATCATTTTTAAAAGCGAGAAACATATCGCGAAATGTGATGCACAAACGGAAGTAAGGCAATTGCCATAAAAGTATTTACTCCTGTATGTACAAGAGCTACCTGCCGCGTAATGCCCGTAGGTAATCCATCGCTCACTAACATTCCTGCTATCCATATAGTTCCTGTTGTTCCCACATTTGCACCTAATATAGCGGCGATTGCAGACGGTAAGGGTAATGAGCCAGAAGCAACAAGACCAATAACCGCAGTTGTAGTAAGTGATGAAGATTGCCAAAGAAGAGTACATACAATTGCTCCCGAGAACATCCAATAAGGATTTCCTAGAAACCATTCAAGTTGTTCTAAATGGCTCATTGATTTCATTCCACCTGTGAACATTTTCAAGCCAATGTAAAATATGACAAGACCCAGTAAGGTCTGAAAAACTGGATTATTAAATTCCATATAATTTCCTTTTTTATATTTCCACGAATCATAAAGTTTTCTATCTTTCTTTTTCATTTTATCCTAATGCTTCCTTCAATTCTTTGTTTCCTAAAATATATTCAAATAAAACTTCTCGTTGAGCATCTTCTCCCAAATGCCCTTTATATTTTTTATACTCATGATACACTAACCTTCCCGCTTCTAAAGGAGTCACATTAAGAGACGTTGTCCAATGCTCTACTAGCCAATCGTATATTGTTTTAGACCAGTCAACCTTATCTCTAAGATTTTTTCCTGTTAAAAACTCAGACATAAAAAGAGGAACTTTATCTTTTATCTCTACTACAGATTGATCACTATTAGTAGGCCCATGACTATGGGTCGGAACCCACAGCATAGAATAAAAATGTTTAAATAATTTTTTATATAGCGCATTACAATTATAAAAAGTCTCCGCCATTTCATTAAAATAATCATTATCGATGAATATATCTAACAAGACTTGAGGCAATTCATATGCATTAAGTTCCATACCTAATTCTTTTATTCGATTCCTAGCATCCCAATGTCCGCCTACCATAACGCATTTGCGTTCAACTACATAATTCTTTATGGAAAGAGCTCTTATTTTTTGTTGTTGTAAAATAAAATTATCTCTTCGCTGAGTATTGTACCAAGAATCAAGTGTCCCATCAGACTTTTTTGAAACTCTATCCAATTGTGTTGGATATAATTGTCGCTGCGTTGTAAATTGGAGAAGCACAACATCAAAGTTTTCAATAAGACATGTTCTTAAAGCTGACTCCATATTATTTTGACCTCCTCCCGGAGATGCAAATAAATGAACATCATGTTGGGGATAAGCTTTAGCCAATTCTCTCGGCCAACCCTTCCAAGCGTTAAAACCACCGGATTTTTTTAAAAGTCCTCCTTCGGACAATCCGGAACTATGACTACAACCAATTATTCCAATTTTCATAATCTTCTAAATGACAATAACTAAAACTATAAAATACTTTTTTATAATGTTCCAGAGTCTTTAAATATTTTTCATATTCTATTTTCCAAAATTGATTATCAATATAAAATTGTAAAAAAGGAGTCCAATGACAATTTTTAAAAACGGTTCCCTTTCCATATTTTTTTTTCCTTGTATTATTAAGATTATCTGTAGAACATGTTGTTTCTGTTTTATATCCTTCAGCTGAATCATTTGGAAATATTTTAGTCCGTTCAAAACCGGCACTCTTTTGATAATCTTCATATATTAAAAATAGATATATATCGGGCCCCTCTTCATTAAAAACCTTTCGGATTAAATGTTCTTGATAATCAAATCCATAACTTTTATCATCAAAAATTTTTAAGTTTGATATTGAAGGATCAGATAATTTATTCTTCGGCGCTATCATTACATGCGGTAAATCAATCATATATAAATGGATCTAAATCTTCTTTTTCTTTAACAAATTTATATTTAATTCTCAAATAATGTTTAAGAATATACGTTGACACCCGTTTTCTTAGTGAAGGCTTTAGCATCTTCTTTGGTGTTGACAATTGGTTCTCCTTTAATATTTAAAGACGTATTTAATAATACTGGACATTTTGTAATATCTTTCCAAATTTGTAATAACGTTTTATGAGGCTCGTGCGTAACTACTTGTAATCTAGAAGTTCCATCTAAATGAACAACTCCTGGATATTTAATTTTAAATTCTTCCGTTGCTTGAAGAGCACAACTCATATACGGCGAAAAAAATCCTCCATTAAAATATTTTGAAACATCTTCTTCTAATATCATTGGTGCAAAAGGTCTAAAAGGTTCTCTACCTTTTATTTCATTAATTTTATCTTTAATTTTAGGATCTCTTGGATCCCCAAATAAAGTTCTATTACCTAAAGCTCTCGGCCCAAATTCACATCTACCATTGGCAACTCCAACCACTCTTTTAATCATTAATTCATCTATTATTTCTTGAAACGGAAACGGTCCTTGAATATCATAACCAAGATAAGGAGAAGGATCAATGTGGTTTCTTGTTCTTGCCAGAATGCATCCCACAGCAGAACCAGAGTCACCTGGATTAGATGGAATATGGATACGAGAAAAATAATCTGATAAAAATCTATTGGCACTAACATTTAAAGCACATCCTCCCACAAAAACTATATTACCTGTTTCATTTAATTTATGAATACTAACTCTTTTTATTATGTCTCTAAAAATATCTTCATATACCGCTTGGGCGGCAGTAGGAACATCTTCAGGATAAACTTCTGGTCTTTTTGTCCATTCTTCTAATTTGAGTAAACCTTTATGCCAGTTCGTTCCATTATTCCAGAGTTCAAATATTCTTTTATAAACTGGCTCATATGGATACATCTGTCGGGCCGCGGCTCCCATCATAATATATTCTTCTTCATTAGGTTTCCATCCAGCATATTGAGTTAATGCTGAATACATCAAACCTAAAGATTTAGGATATTTCCAATTCCATAACTTCTTTAACTTTTTACCTTTGGCTTTCCATACGGTCAATGTCTCCCATTCTCCTATCGCATCAATAACCAAAACCATAGTATTATCAAAGGGAGAAGTATAATAACCATACGCTGCATGAGATAAATGATGTGAAGTATATTTCAGTTTATGATTATAAGGAAACTCTGGTGGTTTATAAAATGGTTTTTGTCCGGCATACCAACGTCGCGACGTTTTTACAAATGGATTTTCATAAAAATAAACTTTGGATGGTTCCCCATATTCTTCTAAAACATAATCAAGAAGTTCCTTAGGAATATTTGGATCATTTTTCTTTCTGGAAAATCTTTCCGCATCAGTTGCAAATACTATATCTCCATCATGATATACTGCTAGAGCACCATCATGTGAACCACAAGTTAATCCCCAATAAATCATATTAAATTCTTTTCAAAAATTATATCTTCAACACTTTCGTTATTAAACTTCCTCTTTATATATGTTGATAATATTTCATGATTAGATTCGCAAAAATGATTTGATCTCTGGTCTCTAAATTCAGGATCATAATCATTTATAATTTCACCTCTGGAAGCATCCATCAATATTATATCGACTATTTCGAATTTATCAATTGCTTGTATTTCAAGGGTTGCATAATTATTACGATTGCGCGATGTAGAAAAATATAATACTTTTTCATATTGATCGGACAAAGCTTTTAGAACGCATCTTGCTTTTGTTGCCTTATGATAATCTTTATAGTTGTTATGAAAGTGTTTAACAAATTGCTTATGTTTATGAACATATTTCATACCAGGTTCAGAAAGCCATTTATCATTTTCCCAATCATGGCCCCACATTACAGCAGCATCATGTCTTGGGGTTTTTAAAAATTCAAAATGAAATCGGCGAGGTATGGATTCTATAAAAATTATTTTACCAGATCTTTCCGCATGGCCATTAATAAAATTATCTAAAGACCAATCTATACTTGATCCAGCTAATCCGTAAATAAAAGTTGGTTCCCCGAGATTATTATACCATCTTTTACTTTGATCTAATTGACCGCTACAAGGATCACAATATGAATCACCGAATACGTGTATCATGAACTTTAAAGTGTGAGCTATCTTGTTCGTGGTTTCCGGTATTCATATCATATGATAAATCAATACCTGTAAATAAACTCATACCATCAACAAATGGTTTATTTCTAACATGGAGCCTATAAGACCAATCAGTTCTGGTCCATCTATACATATCCCAATTTTCTTTTTGAGGTGGAGCAAGATCAAAGATCCATTTCTTATCATTAATATGTATTATATGTAATCTAAATTTGCGCAACGGTACAGATTTATTATATACCTTATGTTGCCAATTACCTATTTCTGTAGAAACTGCTGAATAGAATAATTCAGATGGTGGTTTATATATTTTCTCAAATCTTATAGTAGGAAATTCATCTGGATGATATTGGGTTACTACATTATCTTCTTCAACATAAATCGTTGATTTATCGTATTCGCAAACATCTATGCACCAACCTTTTCCTTTAAAAGGATCGCTTCTTATCCATCTTTCTTCATTTCGCCATATTACATCGAAAGGTTTAAAAAAATATGCTTGGTCGGGTATACCTAGTTTATTTCTAGGTGGATGTTCTTCATCAAAAACATTATCACTTCTAAGGTCGGGTATGTTCCAAGAAAAATCAAATAATAATTTTCTGGGTTTATCTTTCCAATAATTATAAGCCGCTTCAGTTAATTCCCAGGTTGATACTGTGCCGCCTGGACCGCTAAGAAAAATTTCCATTTAATTTAAAAAATAACTTTCTACATTATCGTCATGACATTCAGGAGACAGTTCTGCCATTTTTTCAATTATAGCATGAAGATTATCTACATCTTCATCACCTTGTGGATAAAATTGAGATGATATATATCCATTTTCTTGAAAGTATTGTTTCACTTCTCTAAGCTCATGTAATTCGAACACAGTTCTATCCACACACAATTTACCATCTACAATAGAAATAAAAGCTTCTGCGAGCGGGAGTGAGTCATTCATATCTATATTTAGATCTTTCATTTTTAATTGCCCTATATCTTTGATATTCATTATTTAATATAATCTCATCAACTTTATTTCTATTTAAACCTATTATATTATTTTTAGAAAATTTTCCCGGATTACCATACCATAATCCGCCTGGCACAACAGTTTGTTTACTTGTTATAATTGTTCCCATTCCAAACATACAATAAGAACCTAGAGTTTGATATTGATGAATAACAGTTCCAAAACCTAATTGACATCCTTTCATTATATAAACATGACCACCCAACACTACGTTGTTGGTAAAAGTAACATCATCTTCTATAACACAATCATGGCCTACATGAGAAAGAACCATTAAGTAACAATTATTTCCTATGATCGTTTTTTTAGACCATCTAGTAGGTAAATTTATTGTTGTATATTCTCTAATAATATTATTATCACCTATAATAATTTCTCCAACAGAATCTTCATTTCGATGTTGTGCGTCTGTACCAATACAAACTCCCGGCCCTATTTCATTACCAGAACCTATAGAAACTCTTTCCCAATTTATTACTGCTGATTCATGTATCTTATTTCCCTCTCCATCATCATGCCATTGTTGTGTAAATCCATTTAAACTCATTTCGTTCCTTTTACATATAAGGGTTCATATCCAATTTTTTAATAATTCTATGTTAAAACTTTTATTATAAAGTTGTTGTATTTTGGGTATACCATGAAAATATACGATACTTGTAGTTTTCAAAAGTTCCGGGGAATTCATTATATGCATTTTATAACTATGAATTCTATCAGGGAATCCAATATCTATTCTGGGAACTTTTCCATCTGCATTAAATAACTTCCTCATCATCGCTAATTCTGATGGTGTATTCCATGGCGGCAAAGTACACTCTTTCAGTACCCATTCTTTTTGGTTTGTCCAAACATTCCAGATATCATTTACTGTTTTATTACTAACAATACTAATAGCATTACATACTTCATCTTTCTTTATTATTCCTATTCCGGACATTGGATCTGTGACAAGACCAACATCTAAAGGGAAAGAAAGAATATCATCTATATTAGAACAAATGATAGTATCCAGACCAATAGTCATTCTACGATTTGTTGTAATATCTGGTCTATAAAATTCTGCTAAGAGGGACCAACCTGGAACAGTTGGATCTAAGAAGGGGATTGGTTTAATTGGTTCTTTAAAATTATAATCTTCGTCAACTAAACAAAACAATTCCCAATCAATTGTGATATTCCTTTTTAACCCCCGATATAATTTATCTACCCATTCAGGGGAATAAATGTCTACTGAATGAGGCAAGCCTCTTCCGGTTCCTTTAAAGAGACCACATATGATTGAAATCACGTTCCGTTAAAATGTTCTACTAGATCATTATAATCACCGACAAATTCTCCATTTAAAATTATCTGGGGAACTTTTTTACTGTGAGTGACTTGCATTAAATTCCAAAAAAACTTTTTATCGCTATCTATAATTGTATATTTAATACCTTTTTGATCTAATAAGTCTTTTGATTTATCACACCAATCACATTCGGGAACTGATTGATGTCTCACTAGAACATTATTTAATTCTATATTCATTATTTTATACTTCTTTTATATATAAACCCGGACAATATCCGTCCGGGTTATACTGTCAACCTGATGAATTGGCTACTAAGAATACATATCTCTCTTCGTCTTTCTTAATCTCTTATCACGGGAATCTTGGCTTTCGGGCTTGGGCGACTTTTCGCCGGCTGCCGCACTGAATTTTGTGGCTTGTTTCTCTCTCTTCTCTGCCCTCTTCTTCGTCCACTTTTCCCTTTCTGTACTTCCTCCGTCATGCGCTGCCAAATCATGGTAGTCTTTTTGTTTCTCCATATCTTTGTGAGCTGTACTTGCGGCTCGCTTTAAAAGATCAGTTGAAAGTTCAGTGACAACACCTTTACGTTGCCCACTTAAATGTGCTGCTACTTGTGCAACGAAAGAATCTTCAGGAAGTTCTACATTTGAACTTGCTTCACCTGGATCAAAGGAATTTGATACATAGTGACCTTGGTTCTGGTCGTCTGGGTTATCGCGCCAGTCGGTATGTCTCTGCTGATCGCTTTTCTGACCCATTTTACCTGCAGCCTTTGCGGCACCACCTTTTTTGCTACCCTTCTTGTCAAAGTCTTTTTTATCACGATAGGCATCAAATTTGTCAGTTTGTCTTTTTCGCTTAGCGTCTGATTGTGCTGTTTTGGTTGTTCCTAGCGTTGGTTTCTGGGAGCTTGGATTATCGCGGATATCATTATAAGCTTTTTGTGATGCCCTATCAGCAGTTGCTGAACTTATTTCATCGACAGGTTCTACTGCTTCAGTTTTTTTTTCAGGAGGAATACCCTGTCGAACTTGACCATACTTCTTTGCCATTGCTCGATTTTTAGCTAACGCTTTTTCATTCGCTTCTGGATCACCAGTGACCCCTTCGTTCTTGTTACCGGTGGCTTTATTCACTAATGAACCAACCGCATTCTTTACTCTTTGTACCGTGGATTTTTTACCTTGCTGCATATGCATATAAGAATCATAACCTTTGGACTGGGCCTCTTTGTGCCTTTCATTGTCTGCTTCCTTGCGCCTTTTTTGGAATGCATCATCCTTGTCAAAGGCACTCATGTCTTCTTTCTTCATAAACTGAGGCGGAACTTTACCTTTTTTGGGTTTGTCATCATCGTCATCGTCATCGTCATCATCTGAATCATCATCCGAATCATCGTCATCTGAATCATCGTCATCTGAATCATCGTCGTCATCATCTTTATCTTTTCCTTTTAGAAACTGAGGTGGGATTTTTCCTTCATCGGTTTCTTCTTCATCTTCAGCAAATAATGTTTGAGAAATTTTATGCTTTTCTTCTTCAATAGTTTCGACTACTTTATCTTCAATAATCGAATTAAACTTCTCATTAGCCGCGTGCAACTCACCGGTAAGGATCAACTCTACCAATTCTTCCGCGGGAGCTTTCACTGTATTTTCATCATTTAATTCTTCTGTTCCTTCTACTTCCGACATTGTTACACTCCGTTAAATATTTGTCAGTTATAATCTGGTTATTTATAGATATATTTATACATTTAGTAATCTACAATTTTATCTGCTATGGGAAACCATGCTTCCGAATTATAAGATTTATCACAAATATACATATCAAAGAAAGGTTTGCCGCCTATAACAAGAGAATGAAACTTGGCGCCCCATTCCTGTAATTGTTTTTCTGTATCATTATACCAATATTGTGGATCGTTTTTATATGAATCGCCACCTCTACCAGACCAATATACAATCTCATGTCCTTGATCATAAAGACTATTTACTATTTGAATTCGATCCGGATATGGTTTCATATCTAGATACGTTAAAGTATCATCTTTCTTTTCTTTCCTAACATCTTCACGATTGGTACAAATAGTACCATCTATATCAAAAGCATATCTCATGACATTTTCATCTCTTGTACTGTATCACACAATCCCAATTTCTTAGCTTGTTCTGCTTCCAGCCAAACATCATGTGGTGGAAGCAACTTTTCACGAATCACCTTTTCAGACAATCCAGTACATTTTTTGTAATGTGCCAACAACCGCTTTGTAGTTAAATCAAATTCTTTTACTGTCGCAAACAACTCATGTTCTTTTCCAAACGATCCCCACGTATATTGATGAGATAAAATCGACGTATTTGGTGTAAGAATTCGTTTACCTCTGGTTCCAGTAATAAACATCAACAAACCACACGATGCAATCATCCCCATTCCGATTGTACGTATCGGAATTTTAGAACCCATCATAACATCTAGAAGAGCAAAACATGCATTCAAATCACCACCAGGAGAACAAATCCCCAAAGTCAATTCTTTGTGTTGTTTTTCTTTAACAAAATTGGCTGCAATAATCCAATTAATTATTGGACTCATTGTTTCCATTGAGACTTCACCCATGAATATGTGAAACCCTTTTTGAAATAATTCTGCATCTGGTGCTTCTGTACTTTGTGGCTTTTGCCCCTTTTCCTCATCTGTCATTTTCTTTTCCTAACTCGCGTAAAGGTTGTCGTCCACCCCCCCTTTGTTCTTCTCTTTTGATTGGGATCGTGCAGACCTATTACTTGTCCATGATTATCATATCTAATTGTTAAAAAAGTTTCAAATTCATAATCTCTATATAGCAGCTGAGGTATAATCTTTTTTTCTTTAATTGATTACCTTAAAATTTGATAAGGTGGCAATGGTCCATTTTCACTATCGCGTTCTGCTACTGTGGAATATTCAGTGCATCCACACTGAACGGTTGGCGAACATTCACATGGGTCGCAGCTACAATTGTCTTGTGAATCGCAATGTTCGTTTGTACAAGCCATAATTTTCTCCTATATGTTAATCCCACAAATCTTTATCCCATTCTTTATTAAAATGTTCGTGGGTAATATGTTTATTAGTTTTCTTTGTTTTTTTACCAGCGTTATCTCTCGCCCTCATTCTGTAAGCGGCATCTCCACGTTCTAAAAAACTTGGACCGTTCCATATTTCTCTAAAACTCATTTTCTCTCTCACAAAGGTATTTATATATCATAACTTCCTTGTCTATGTAATTTTCGTTGATGAGAACACTTAAAACAAAGTTGGCCTGCTCCTTCAACGTAGCCGGCTCTAAAAGTTACATTATCTGTTTTCTTATATCGAGTAGCTGTTCCACAGCGAACGCAATATTCAGTTTCATCATTTTCTTCAACTAGTTTAAACGGTGCCTGCATAGGCATTCTAGTTGCGGTTATTTTTTCTTTTTTAATATCCATTTCGTTGTACTCCCGTGCTGAATATAATCACATTTTTCGTCTAACTGTTTCATGGCTAAACCAAACGGACAAGGTATTTCTGTATGGTAAGCACAAGATGTAATTAACAAAAAAATCACTGCGCCTAATGAAACCCGTGAGGTTGTCCCCAATGTTGTATGATAGCATTGACCCATAGAATATATATTAAATTCTTCCATAACCAAACTTCAATCATTTATCCTCTTCTGTCAATGGTACACCCCTATAATCAAGAGATTCTTTTTTCATAACAAAAGATTTTTCTCTCACCATTGATTCAAAAACCTTCCATAATTTTTTCATTCTTGTTTCATGTAATTCGCTTAATCCAATTAAAACATTCGCAATATCATCTTCTGACATTTTGTCTGGGTCATCCATCATGCGACTAGTTATTGATTCCAGATCATCTTTCGTATTCCAGACTCTCATGATTTCTGCTTCTAGATTAAATCTATCGTATTCCATTTAATTCCAAAGTCCGTTATAATATTTTCCGAACAACTTAAATCCTTTAGTTATCCGAGTTTGATATTTTTCCCTACCTTCTACATCATATTCACGAGTATGATTTGGGCCATATACCATTTCAAACAGCGGCTCACCGTTGTCATCTTTCTTATCAGGAATCTCTTTAAAATCGACATCATTTTCTCCTGACGCAAATTCGTCTTCCCAATCTTCCAATTTAGATTGAAACGCGTGGATCATTTCATCCATTACATAATCCCAACGAATAAAATAATGTTTATCAGATTCACCACCGTCCCAATGTTCTTTTATTTCTTCTTCTGTTGCCCGAAGAAACTTTGGTACATCTTCATTTTCTACAAAGGGCGCGCCTTGCTTAACTTCTTTGAGCCTCTTTAGTAGCGGCACAATAATATGTGCAAGTGTCACATCAACGTTCCAAGTATCGTAATCATGTATTTCAATTTTTTCTGCCCTATTTTTTCTGGCTGGGTTTCCGAGTCTCACAAACATATTTTATTTTTTATGGAGGGTATACTAATCCTTTTTCTTCCATCTGAAAATTTAGTTCTTTCCGAACAAGTTCTAATACTCCTTCTCTGTCTTGTTCATATTTGATCTTGTTTTGGATAAATTGATCTATGTGCCAAACAAGTAATGCCCAATCCATACCTTTATCAGCCGCCTGAAATAGTTCTTCATCTTCTGGTAAATCAAATTCTAATATTGCTTTCATAAATTTTTCCCTAAAAGGTCCATTGGATATCCTATGGCTCTTCTCATTTCCAATTCTTCTGTTTGATCCAAAAAGTTATCTCGTACCTCTTTAAATTGCCAATCAAAATCTTTATCGTATTGATTATCGATCCAACGACAACTTTGATTCCAATGTTCCACGCAAAACTTTCCTGGTTGTATATATTTAACCTTAACAATATTCCCAGTTTTTTTAACTAGATTTCTTCCATACCTTGATCTAGGTGTTAATACTAAAACATCTCCGTTTTTCATAGTCCTTCGTTTCTTCCTTTTATGTCGCAGGTTAACCAGACTAAAGATCCTCCGAAATTCTTATACATTCTAGTTGGGTATATCCGGTGTGCTGGGCGATGTTTTTTCATGTAGTCTTTGTTCGGCTTATTGTCTTGGTGATCTAGAACTTGTATGCCGTAGTTATTGAGCATTTTAGTTTCTCCCGCACCATTATCGTAGTAGTTCCAACAAGCTACTTCAGATGAAAATTCTTTATCTATTGTATAAATGACTGGGTTCCATGTCATGACTATTGCTATCCATATCATAATATTCTTTCACATGTTTCGATGCTTCATCTGAGGTATCATATAAGAATACTCTTTTTGTTTTCTTTCTCTCAGAATATTCTTTAGGAGAAATTAGTGAGCTAGCAACTTCTTTCATACCAATACATTCTTCATCAAATTCTGTTACTACATATTTGTGTTTACCAAATTTCTTTTTACCACTGCTTTTTAAAATTTGAATGGTTGCGGTTTTCAAATGAAACCCCATAAATGAAATACTTGTTCAAACCAATTATAAGTAAGTGCAGCAGCTATCGGGATACACACATGAGCGAAACCTACAGGCCATGTGGTACACATTAAAGCCATTCCGGCATATATTACAACTTCTGGATCGCCGGTGATCATATTCATTTGATAAAGTATTGGCGGATTAAAAGCTTCAACAACGCCTCCGGTCGCTTCACCCACTTTATGACAAAATAAGCTTGCGTGTTTTTCTACACCTAATAAATCACAACCGTTTATCATAATGCCCCGAAAAAAATATATTTGTCCATCATCGCCCAAAGATAGTCTGGTAACTCTACCCACCTACAAAAATCTATAAAGTTACTATTAACAAAATAATACCACTCTGCGCTAACAAAACTAAAACCGTATCCTAATATAAATCCTAAAAAGATATATTTAAACATAAGCTATTTTAAAACTATCCAAGTCCAGGCTACTATCATAAAGATAAAACCAAGGTAAGCTGCTACACCACCCAAAAAATATAATACATCATAAACCATATTACCTCAATCCTGACCAATTCATTACTGGGTCACTATACATTTCTTCTTGTTCACGACAGTAATGATAATATCTCATATCCTGTGCATCCAAATCTGCTTGAAACTCTTCTTCGGAAGACGGCATATCCTCCATAGGTTCTTCCGCAACCTTTCTTGCTATATTATCTACCATTCCATCACCCCAAAGATAGGTTAAATTACTCATATTATTTTTGTATTTTTAATTGTTGTTTGTGCTCTTTCTATTTTTTTCTTTAATAGTTTTTTCTCATCATCATCTTTACTAGATTTTAGATTCTTTTCGTATACAAGAATAGATGCTTCTGTTCGTTCGATTGCACCTTCTTGGCGCGCGCGCTTTCCGTGTTGTTTCATACTTGACATTCTTTTATATGATATGTTAAATCTCTTTCTAATATAGCAATTCTCTCCATGAGTATTAATATTTGATTTTCCAATCTATCAACTCTGCTAGTATTAGGTTTAAAGGGGTTATCATTTTCCATATTATTTACATCCAAGCAAGCTGGTGCATTTTTCTTCCGGGGATCTATAATTGAAATGGTCCTTGGGGATCCTAGGATCTCCTGGTTCCATCATCGAATAACAATGTCCACATGGTTCTTTCCCTTGTCTCTTCAACGTAGCCCTTAGGGAAGCAAGAAAATCCTCTGCTATATCATCGGCTGGATTGTCTGTGTCATGTCTTTCAGGTTCGGACGAAAATGCCCATGCACCCAAAGTCGCTAAGAAACTGGGTTCTTTCTTTTCCGGCTTTAAGTCAGCTTTAGTTTTAAATAGTGGATCACCATTATCATCCAGGCTTACAACTACTAGGACTTTTCCGCCAAGCTTTACTTCATCACCTACTTTAAATGTCGCAGCAAAGACACTCGCTCCAAGTGCTGCTGATAAAAATAGTAAGGTTATTTTTTTCATGATATTCTCTCTCTATAATTTATATTGTAAACATAACAACTATTGTAAGGTACAATATACCAAATAACAATATAGCTGTTGCGATTTCTTCTATCCACATTTTCATACTATTCCTTCCCATTCTCTTATTGCTCCTCCTGCTTCTGCAAGAGTGTAAAAAAATTCACCACTCATTTCGATCCCATCTTCATATCTTCGTACCATGTATTCACCTCTAGTACGAGATCCTAAAACCTTTTCATCTTTTTCTAAAATTTCAATTGTTGCTGTTTTCTTTTTCATCCGCTTATTTCTCTCCTTGTTTAGGTTATTATTTTATTCTCTACTTATATTATAACATATCTAGCTCAACATGTCAACGTTTTTGTTTCGCAATAATCTCAATAAGTTACCAAGAGTTCGTTGATATCATTGGTAAACAAAATTGAAAATAATTGAAAATAATTGGGCGATCAAACGTTTGTGGTTAAATTTTTAATAGGAACCGGAATTTTATCAACAGATCCGGTGATATAATGAAAAAGCAACTGGATTTGATAGATGCCTTCAAAGGTTTCTCGCCAATGTTCATACTTTTTTTCTTTTTGATCATAGAGTAAAGCATCCCCTACATCGCAATGAATGGGTGAATTGTCGATATATAAAGGCCAAGTAGTCCCTTGATAGCTATCACCGTAAAGGTGACCTGTATGTATAGTAATAGAAATTTCGCAAGCATCGGTATCTATGTGTTTGTGTAAGTTGTGACCGTTCTCATAAACAATATAGAACGAATATGATGGATGAATCTCTTCTTTAAAATATTTTTGTACTCTATCCTGGAAACTATATAAACAAGCTTCTGCGAATGAATCTTTATAAACACCATGAGTGTCTGGAAGTTCTTTTCCATATGATTTAAAATTATCAAATCGTTCTCTCAGCGCATAAGTTGTAAAACTTTGACATAAATCTTCACCAAGAAACCCCTTTAATACATGTAGCATTCTTTAATCTGTGTTAAATCATTGCAGGGTCTATATAAATCACCTGTCCAAAAATCTCTAAGATCAAAATCATGTCCTTTCCACGGCATTGTTTGATTAAAATAACATATGGTAGGAACTTTCATTAATCTAGATAAATGAGCTAAACCACCTTCGGAGCAAATACTAAAAGAACAATTCTTTAATATAGACTGTACCAAATAACTATATTGTTCAAAATCATAATCTATATCATATAATGTTCTACCAGCAGATGTTTTGAAACTAGGAATCAAAACAATTTTATATCCCCCTTCTTTGAGATCTTTAAATAATCTCTGTAAGATATAATGACTTACAACTTTATCTTGATGATGGGGTGAATGTGAATGATGTTTAGTATATAACCATATAGCGCAAAACTTTTCATCGCAGGAACTATGTAACATTTTAGCAGGCCAATACTCATGGTCCTGTTGACTATATGGAGCTTCTTTTCTTTCTATGAACTCACCGAACTCATGTTCAATTAAAGAATTAGGTTTAAAAAGTTTAATAACTCTTTGTACTTGTCTATGTGTGCGTGGTTGTAAATGCCATTTTATAATAGTCGATTCTTTGGCTTGTTGATATTCATATGATAAATGATTTATTATATCACCAAAACCAGTACCAAATCCCCTATGAGTCCAAAATTTATTAATAATTTTCATCATCTACATCAATACATCCCACAATATGTATTCTATCAACCTTTCTCGATAAATTAATCCCTGAGTGATGTACTTCTGTATTCATTAAATGAACTTCACCAGGAGCTATATGATATACTTCTCTTTTTCCTTCTATATTTTCTATAAGATGAAAACTATTGATATCGCCAGTTAAAGGAATGTGAATTCTCATACCGGGATCAAAATGCCATGACAAGCATGCTTTAGGTTTTAATAACATTAATCGCGAACGATGCAATTTTAATTCTTTAAGTAAACTATTAGTATAGATCATTTCCGGAAATAATTCAATAGTAAAATCCTTTTCTTTATATCCTGCTCCTTCTAATTCCTTAAACTCTCTGGAACCAAAATAATAATCATTTTCTTTTCCTTCTACTCCCTGTAACATAATTTGACATATACCATCTGTTTTCCAGTCTTCACCAACAACCTTTATCTCTTCAAGGATTTTATCAACATCAATATCGTGCATAAGGGGCATTACGCGATCATCCCCCATGTCTGTTCGTAAAGTCATTTATATTTCTTCCGATGTTACCATTAAAGGAAATTGATTTTCTTTTGCATGCATCATTGATTCATATACTTTTGTTTCTGCTATCTCAGATGAGTAAATGCCTGCTACACCTTTTCCTTGTTGATGAACATTCAACATTATTGATTCAGCTGCTGCCTCTGAATGATTAAAAACCATTTGTAGTAGATATACTACAAATTCCATTGGGGTAAAATTATCATTGTGGAAAACTACTTGATATCTATTCGGAGGTTTCAGCTTTTGTTTCGGCTTCTTTTCCGTTATCGTCGTTCCCTGATCGTCCAGTTCCCCTGTGTCCATTTTAGGTTTTATAATATCCGTCTGAAATATAATAGATAAGGGCATCAATCAAATCGGGATCACCCCAAGCTGATGCCATCCATATTACTAACAAAACCATAAA